GTAAACACGTCACCAACGGTGATGGTTTCACTAGCGCCGACAGTCAGCGTCAGGGTAGACGCGCCTTCAGCGGTCACAGCGGCAGCAGTAACGGTGCCGGTAGCGGCGCGGGTGCCCGTAGTGTGCTGCTTGATTGACTGAGACATGTTGATCTCGTCAAAGCCCAACACGCCCATGCCCATCATGCCGTTCTTGAATTGGCGGCTGATGGTGTCGGTGGGGTTGAACAGACCTTTCATGCCTTCGACCAAACCAGCGTTAGCGGCGGGGTTGACGGTGGCATAACGGGGACTCATCACAGCGGCGTTCTCGTTCAGCTTCTGCTGGGCTTGCAACAAGACCAAAGAAGTAGAAGGAGTAGTGCCAGGTGTACCAACGGTGTTACCGATGGATTTGTACGCATTAGCCACGTCTGCATCAATAGAAGATGCCAACTGGCTGATACGAGGCTTCAATACACGCTCTGCGAAGTCATCCAATTGCATGGTCAATTCAGCAGATGTGAAGTTGACACCGATGTGCTTTTGGCTGGCAACGGTCAAGGTGGTGAACTGCTCGTTGTCGTCTTGGACTTGCAAGGCGGCACCGTCGGTCACCAAAGCGCGATCGGGCAAGCGAATGCGCAGAGTTGAACCAATCTTGGCACCTTCAACAGCAAAGCTGTCGTCGTACTGACGGTTCACGTTTCTGGTCAAGACCAGGTTGTTTTCGAGAATCTCAAGCGCTTTGCGCGTGATCATGTCGATGGTTAAGATACTGTTAGCCATGGAAAAAGTCCTTTAAAAATTTAGCGGTTTGCCTGCATCTTTTTCAACTGTCGGGCTCGTTCGGCATCAATCCACTCTGAAGCACTCATGGTCTTGGTAGACCGTGGGTCAGTCGTGTCATAAGCCGGCGCTCCAGAGGAGCGAGCCGTCACGGGAGAAATCGGTGCTGGCGCGGATGTCGTTTTCTTCACTGGTGGATCGCTGGCCAATTTGGCCTCAATCCGTCCAATTTCCTTGGCCTGCAAGATAGGTGCAAGACGGGAGATTCGATCTGCTTCCTTGGGGTTTGCACCGAGGTAGTAAGCTACTTCAGGGCCAACGTCCGAGGCTTGAATCGACTGAGCCATCACGGTCGTGATTGGAAGTTTTGGGTTGTACGCGACTTGTTCAAAGTCATCGTATTTGTTCCGAGCTTCTTCTTCCTTCTCATGGTAGGTCTCAAGAATTTCAGATTGCTGCCGGGCGTGTTCACGCTGGGCAAGCAGCTCTTCAGCCTTTTTGTACGCCAATGCGTCTGCATAGGCTTCGGGACTGTCAAACTGATCAACCGGCGGGATGTCTGCTGGCGCTCTCAATGCCTGCGTTTCCGCTTGCCTTTGAGTCTGCTCTCTTTCCCACTTACGCTGTTCTCTCGCAAGCCGCTTACCGATGGCTGCATCCAGTTCTTCTTGGGTAAAAACCCTTGAAGGTTCTTTTTGCTCATCAGCGACTACCGGCGCATTTTCTACAGTCTCAGGAGTGGCCGTCACTTCCGTTGCTGGCGCGGAGTCAACTTCCGCTAGGTTTTGGACTTCTTCAGTCATTTCAATGAATCCTAAGATTCCTCGGTCTACTGGGCCGATACAGTTGTTTTAATCTTACACCAGATTACTCTGGTTATGCAAATTAAAGATTGGCCGCATCCAATCGTGTTTTTAAAGCATCAATCATTGTTTGCTGCTCTTGAATAGATTTGACCAATGCGGGGATAAGCACCGAGGTGTCAATTTGCCAAGTGCTATCTTCGTCTTGTGGTTTGTAAACGCAATCTGGCGACACTTCGTAGAGTTCTTGAGCAATAAAACCAAAGTCTTGATGTTTTTGTGACTTAATCCAATCAAACGATCTAACTTTTAAAGTATTAACAAAATCAAGTGATGATGAAGCATCTGCAATATTTTCTTTTAATCTTGCGTCAGATGTTGTTCCATAGACAGTAACAGCGCCGTTATAGGTAATAGAGCCAACAGTTGTTGTTGATGGGCCTGACAAAAATATAACCATGCTAGTGCTTCCAGCGGCTGTATTTTCACAAATAACAGGATAGCCGCCAGAAGATGTAGTTCTAAAATCGCCAACATTTCCTGAACCCAAGACACTTAATACTGAAGATTGAAGTTGGCTTGCAGTGCCTAAGAGTAAATTAGAACCACTGAATTGAAGATTGGCTGAATCAGTTAAAAGACCACTAGTGGTTGCGTAAGGAATACGGCCTGATGTAAGGCTAGACAATGTTGCACTTAATGCGCTAACAGCCCGTCCCGCAGTCAAATTAGCCACAGACACTTGTTTTGTCGTGCTACTTTGAACAATGGGTAAAACTTCAGTGCCCGCCAAAGGGGTGGTTGAAGCCGTTAGTTGGGAAATTTTTAAGTCAGCCATTTTAAATCCTTTTTAAGTTAGCAGTTAACAGCACCTTGGTACTGGGGCAAAGTTTTCAATTCTTCATACGCTTGCGCGATAAAATTTGAATCCATAGAAGGAACAAAAGACACATATTCTGTTTTTAATGGAAATCCAACTTGTTCTTTTTTCCATTGAATTTCAGCATTGACATTGGTTTTAGTTCCATTGATGTGAGACACAACAATGTAAGCATCAACAATTTCAACATCCACACCATATTCGGTTTGGATGGTCATGGTTTTCTTTAACGCCATTTTCGATTCTCCTTAAATCATTGGCAATGCGTAAACTTCATACGCAGCGGTATTTCCGCTAGTGTTGGTAATAGTAACAGTTGGATAAACAGTTGATTGACCAAAAGTTATTGTTCCACCAAGTTCATACTTACCCAAAGTGCCAAGCAACTGTGCATAGCCAGCATTGTCATTGGTATAAATTGCAACTCCATGAACTTCATGGCTTGTGCAATTAGAGTAAACATTGACAATGTTTACTCGTCTAAGGTCACGATTGCTTCCGCTTGATTGGCCAATCAGTCCTGAAATGTTTACTGTAAAAGAAGCGCCAGCGTTAGTTCCAGTTTGAATTTTTGCGCCAGACACATCACCACGTGAATTTATATAACCAGCAACAATACTTAAATCAAAAGAATTGTTTATTAAAGTTGCGTTTCCAATTGATGTAAATGATCGGCCTTGGAATGTGTTATTTGAAATAATCACAGACTGAGTTGCCGCACCCGTATAGCCAACACCATTTTCATTGGCAATGATTGTGTAGTTCTGGGCTTCAGCAGCAGCGTTTGTTTTGATAAACGTGTTGCCACTTATTACAATATTGGTTGCGGATGCGTTTGCGCCAGTTCCAACATTTATTGACGCATGGTTTCCTGAGTTGTTGAAAGTATTTCCAACAATTGATGCGTTTTTTGTAACTTGTAAAACAGATGAAGTAGAAGTAGCTTGGAAATTATTTCCTGAAATTACAGAGGTATCTGTAAAAACAACACAATTATCAGCCGCAGTAGCGACCACAGTATTGTTTGCAAAAACACCAGTCACCGCAGTAAACGCTGGGCCAAACATATTCACAATGTTTGTATTGGTAACAGTTGCAGAACCAAGCGCTTTTACTCCAGTTTGCCCATTGATTGTGGCACTAGCAGTTAAATTACAAAAGTCAATTTTGAACTCGCTGGTTGCATCCGTATCAATTGCAGAGCCAAAGCAATATTCAGCAGTGCATCCCTTAATGTAGCTATCCCCTGAAGACACTTCAGCATGGATGCCCCTGTAGGTAGATGTAAGCCACAAATCCCTAAAAGTAACGCCATTGATGTTTTCGCAATCAATTAACGTCATGTTTAAAGCCAATGGATTGTAATTAGTCGGGCCTTCAAAACCCATTTCCATCACATTTGTTGGTGGGCCACCTGTACGATAAAGAACTAATAATTTGTAATAATTAACTGTGCCAAAATTATTAGCGGTAAAAAATGCAGCGTTTTCTTTCCATGAAATCATGGTTTCATACGGGCCAGCACCGCAAACAACTTGTTCCATGCCACGCATTATCAAAAGACCTTGAAAGCCGCCTTTTGCTGTTGCACTATACGCATTAATAACATAAGTGCCAGCGGGGAAATAAGTTTTTTGCTGCCTTCTGCCGCCTTCCCACAATGCCAAATTACAGCCAATGTAATCCCATGTGTCATCATTAGCAAAAGGTTTAGCTCTAGGAGGCGTAAATGTTGCACCAGTGTAATAAGGCGACCAAGCTGGGTCAGTCTTAAAAAGTGTGTTGTCCCAAGTATTCCATGACGCTGCTAAAACATCATCACCAGTATCGTTCGGTGTAATACCAGAGCCATCACCGTAAGCGCCAAAATCTTGAACACTTACAAATTCTTCAAGTTTTGCTTGAACAGTTGTTACTTCAGCACCAGTGCCGCTTGGCGTGTAAGTTACCCTAGAAGCCTCGGTATTAACATTGCTTGAAACATTGTCGTAAGTTCCAATCAATACATTATTACTGTCTGTAAGTACAAATTTGTAAATTACGCCAGATGTAATCCAAATTTCACCGCTACCAGACACACGGCCTGCAGCGTCTAAAACAATAGGATTAGTCCAGGCAACATTGCCAGAAGAAGTTGTGTATGTTGTTGCGGGTGTAGTTGTACCGGCAAGGTATGTGTAAATCTTACCGCCAGTCAAAACTGCGCCGGTATTTGTAAAGAACTGGGCCGCAACGCCGCCCACGGGGGAAAGATTGACGGCCATTTAGGTCACTCCAAAAGAATCAAGCCACCGTCCTCTTGGACGAGATTGTCGCTATTTTCGCACAGCAAATTGCCGATAATAATTTCGGCATGCTTTCCAGAAACCAGCGTGGCAATACCGCCAAGACCAATGGCTACTGCGTTGCGAAGAGCGACACCAAAGCTCATTGCTTGTTAATCGGTTTGCAGTAAATCGCGCCGTCATCCGCAATGCGAATGGCGCTTACGCGAAAAGGAGCGCCGGTGCCCATGGGCAAATAGAACGGGATTGGGGTGTATGCAGGGATCGGCGTGCTGCCAGTGGTGGCCACCGCGCCGGGGCCAATCTCTACATAGCAGGGGGTCGTAGACCAAACCACCACGCCTTCAGGGCCAGAACCCCAATCAGCAGTATTGCCCGCAGAACCGCTGTAAGACGCGGTGCGGCCAGGAAAACCAGTTTGTGATAGTGGATTCAGAAGTTCCATGGTGTGTCCTTATGCCAAAAAGCGAAGTTTGTACAGAGTGCGAAGATAAATCTCAATGATGTTGTCAATGAGTTGCTGCAAAGATGAGTCGGATTTGTCAGCCACTTCATACCGGCAGTCTTCAATTTCTTTCAGCGAGTCTTCCAAAAACTCAATGATGTTAGCCGTCTTCTTTGCTGAATGCAAAGTAATTGGCCCCATCAGGCCGTGACGGCCTTGATAGGCTTCAGCAAAATCATCAGCGGCATCAATGATGCGCTCATAAAAGTGCGCCAAAGCCTTGTGTTTGGAATAGCTGCGGGTGTTCAAGTGAACGCTATGCGCCACGTCCCGCGCCAAAAACAATAGACCTAGAAAATCGCACGCTTTCATTGGGGCATCCCTTGTTGTTCGGGCATCATCTGTTGAGGCATCATCTCATTTTGATCCCGGCCAGGCATTTCATTCACCAGGTCTCCTGATGTGATCATGCCATGCACCGTACCCAAGACTATATCTTGAATTTGCTCTGGTGACATGCTGGCCTGCACTTGAGCCAAACGCTTGGTCTCAGCTTCGTATGCTTTAACTTGGGCCTCAAAGTCCTTGCGCTCCATGTCTTGCGCTTCAATGGACTTGCCAACATTCTGGATCATCTGGTGCATCTGCTCCATCTCTTGGCCCATTGCCTGCATCTGCTGCTGTGCAGCCTGCAATGCCGGATTGTCCTCGCCGTCCGACATGAACTTGGGATCAATGGTCTTGGCAAAGCGCTTAGACATCTCCTGAGCGCCAGGCCAATCCATGTTCTTAACAAACAGGTCACCGGCCACAGCCCACAGTTGAGGGTTACCTTGCAACAGTTGTGCCATTGCTTCCAGTGCCTCTTGACGTTTGGTCGCGTAGCCTGGGCCAGTGATTGCCACCACGTCGTACTTACCAACGCCGGGGTTGTAAATTTTCTCCATCACAATCCCGCGCTCATCAACGATCTTGTTGACCGGCTGTTCTTGATCGGGGTTGATCTTGACCATTTTGGTCTCGCCATCTTCACCGATGATGCGAGCGATGCGCTGGGTGTCGTAAATCTTGGGGATCAAGTCCACCAGTTGGCGGGCCACATGGCGCACGCCACGGGCTAGGTTATCCCCGTAATGGTAAGTACCTACATCGCCCTCGCGTTGGCGGGCCAAAATGGCTTTGCCGCTGCGCTCGTTGGAACCCATGCCCAAAGATGCGTTGTATTGCCCAGTGGTGCTCTTGATGTCTTCAGACGCCCCCGCCTTGGCTTGCAACAAGCCGCTGGAGGCCATTGGAGGCTGGGCCCGCTGGGGTAGTGGCAACATGCCGCCTTGGCCGTCTGTAACGTCTGGATTGACCTCCAAATACGGCCAGTTCTGCGTGTTGGCGGTCTTCCACTGGTTCTCGTATCCTTCAAACTGGCCACCGTAGCCAATAAACGGGGCTTTGGGCGCCAAAGCAAGCATTTCAGCTTCTTGGCTAACCCAATAATTATACATACGCTGAGCATCTTTAGCATTTCGTACTAATCCCGACACGTACAAGCGGCCATCGACCTCAAATTCGTTGCCCACGATGCGAATCACGGGAATCCACTTGCCCGCCCACTCGCGCTCTTCAAGGATTTCGTACCCATTGATCTTGCAGTATTTGACCTTTGGACGGTCAGATTCGCGTGACTTCTTGGGTTTGCCGTAAATCGCCCGCAGTTGCTTGTCCTCGGGCGTACCCTCAAACGCCGTGGCGTTGCCGGGGTACAGGTTCAGCGTTGTGCGGTCGTAGTCAATGTAGTAGTAATCCGCGATGCGGATCGTATCTTCATTGAGCCAGTTGCTGATTGACTGATCGCCCACACCCAGCGATTGCAAGGTGGTGATGGGCGATGCGTCTGGGTACATCCGCTCAAACTCGGCCTTGGTCACATCCTCCGTGACAAAGCAATACTTGGCATCCGCGCCGGTCGGGTCTTGAATGGTTGGATCCATGTAGACCGAAAAGGAGTTGCGCACCCGGCCAATTTTGATGTCTTGATCAAACGTGTTGTCGTCGCAATACTCGGTCAACAAGCGAAGGTAACCTTCGCCGTAAGAAACTTGGTTTTCGCAGGCAGTGTCATAGGCTACATCGGCGTCGCTCATGTACTCAATGTGCCGAATCATGCCGTTGAAAATGTCGGCCACTTCCACGTCGGCGTTGTCGTCCACCGGGATGACCTTGGCGCCGGGGCGGTTCTGGCGCTGGTCGTTGGTGACCTGGCGCACATGCTGGGGCAGTTTGTTGATTGTAAGCGTTGGGCGTGCGTTGATTGTTTGACCCTGCACCGCGCCACGGGTAGCCAGCACATCTGCGGGCCACTGCCAGTGGTTGTCGGGCGAGCCAGCATAAAAGCGCAGGTCGTCGATCTCATCTTCGCGGCTTTCGGCAAGCGCGGAAACCGCCATATCCAGCCTAGCACGGGCTGTGGCCAGGATGTCAGACGCGCTCTTCTTAGGTCTACCGCCTTCGGCCACTGCGCCAGCAGCCGCAATGCCTGTGAAGTCTGCCATTATTTGATCTTGTTAAGGACTTTGTCCACCGTTGCCTTGACATTGTTGCCCGATGGAATCGTGGCATTACAAGGTGCTGAGGGCGAATGGGTTTCTTTGTTGCGGTCAGGCATACCGCCGCCAGACATTTTGGGTTCGCGGCTGTTAAGTTTGGCGATGGGAGCAAGGGTTTTCATTTCTTTCCTTTGGTCATGGGTTTAGATTGCGCTGCGCGCTTTACTGCGTATGCAATAGCTACGCTTTGTTTCACCGGTTTACCGGCAGCAATTTCGGCTTTAACGTTCTTGCGAAAGGCTTCTGGAGACTTTGATTTAACGAGCGGCATCTGTTACCCCCATAAATTTGCGCAATTGTTGCACATAATCTTGTTGTTCTGGTGTTGGCTTTAGCGCGGATGGATCGCCAGACAAAATACGCGCCGCAACAGTAGACGCCCGATCAAGCGGATCGGCGCTATACGTGGAAAATGCTTGCTCTTGTTCTGGCGTCAATGTAAACCGGGGCGGCGCCATATTGCCTGTACGCATGTGTACCCGCGCTGCTTCATTAAGCATGACCGCCTGTTTTTCAGCGTCGCTTAGTTTGCTGTGGGGGTTCATAATGATGCGGTTGTCTTCCGCAGCCATACCAGCAACATGCGGGTTTTTCTTAAAATACTCTTCTTCGCCGGGGTATAGATCAGGCCTAAGCCCAATGCCATACACCCCTTTAGCAAATCCTGATGCAGCGCCGCCGGGCATGTTATTTCTTCTTGGCCGTCTTGGCCGATTCTTTGAAAGCCTTGGCAGTTGGAGCACCAGGCGAGCCAGGCTTCCTCATCTTTTCTTTACTGCCAGCGGCGATACGTGCCTGTTTTGCGTGGACGTTGGCATACAAACCGGGTTTAGTAGCCATATTAACACTTCCATCGTTTGAGTGAAGCCTTGGCGCGTTCAGCATCGCCTTTGGCATGCTTAACTACGCCTTCCATGCGGGCGCAAAAGCTGGCTTTGCGGCCAGCATCTGCTTTGGTCTTAGGGTTGGGTGCTGGCGCTTTGAGGTTGGAACCCGTAGCGGCGTTGTACTTAGCGCGGCCCTTCTCAGTCAGACCCGCGCCCTTGGACACCGGCAATTTTTCGCCGCGACCTACGCTTAACGAGACCTTCTTCATGCGCCCATCCAACCAGTAGACACTGCGCTACCGTAGCTTCTAGCGGTGCGCTTGGGCTCAACATATTCACGATGTGCCACTGGAAAGGCAAATGTGACGCAAATAGCGTCAGCAGCGTCGGGTGAGGCAAGACCGCGAGCTTTCATTTCCTTTTTGCTTTCCAAGAAGATTGTTCCCCGTGAATCAGGCTTCATCATAGGCGAAATCAAATCCGTCTTCAAGAACCTGTCGTTGGGGATACTAGCAGATTTCAGCCATTCTCGCATATCTCCCCACATCTGCGCGCGCATATTACCGTA